TTAGGCCTGCTTCATCATTCGGGATGCAGCATCGGTGGCCCGATCGATGGCGTTTTCGTAGGCGATACGCTTGCGCACGACATCCTTGAGCAGGTGCTGTATCCAGCACATGCGGACGATCTTGAGCGCGAGCGCAAAGGCCTCGTTCAGCGCCATCATGATCCGTGATCCGCCAGCAGCTGCTCGGCGATCTGCCGGCCACCGTGGCGCCCGAGCGGGCGGAATGACAGGCTTACGTCAGCCAGGGCGTCGCTGTCGCAGATGCCATGATCGTCAGTAATCCCGTCGAGCGACATGCCCGACCCTTCGCGATCGTTGACGATCGTGCCGTCAGGCAGTTGGATGGCCAATGAGCCGATGCTCTCCTCGAGCTCGTCCCAGTCATGCGGCTGGTCCTGGATGTCCTCCTCGCCATCGTCGAGCGGCCAAGAGGACGGATCGACCAGCAGTCGGGCGGCCTGATCCAGGTTTTCCGTAAAGCCGAGACTGGGCTCAACGTCACCGTTGTGCTCGTCGGGGTCGCTGTCCTCGTCGTCTTCCGTGCCCAAGGTGTCGCGAAATACCTGTGGGCCGGTCTCTGGCCACGACAGGTCGCCGGTTTCGCTTTCGTCGCCTTCGAGATCGTATTCGCCATAAGCGTTGGTGCCACCGCCGAGGCTCGGCTCATGGTCGCCGTTGTCCTCGAGGTCGCAGTCGTCCGCCATGCCATCCAGCAGGCTTAGGAGGGCGGTGGCGAGAGCAAGGTGTGTTTCCACCCTGCGGGAGAGGGCCTTGCGCCAACGGCGCGGCTCTATGCCTACTGGACAGCCCGTAGGGTTGTGACGAAGCGCGTAGGCTTCGCCCTTCTTCGACAGTTCAACGTCGTGATGCATTTTCAGGCTCACTGGTTCCGGCTTTCCACAGCCGTCGCCCGGAGACGGACCGGGCAGCCGGGGAGTGGAAACCTGCCAGTGAGACAGGTCGGACGCTTTTAAGCCCGAGGGCTCTGGACAGCACGCCCGTCCCCGGCCAATAATGGCCTGGTTCGGTGCCGCGCCGCCAAGCGCGTCCGTTCGCCCCCGCCAAGGGGCAGTTCACCGCGATGCTCTCTGCCAAGGGAGCGCGAGCCCGCCAAGGCTCCACGCGGCTATCACTGGTCCGGGTTTCCACACCCACGGACACGATGAACTGATTTTCTTAACGCTTCAAGCACCACGCCCTCGCAAGGGGGCTGATGCTTGTGTTCTCCGATCAATCCTCCCACTCGACATACAGCTCTCCGCCAAGCACGCGAACCATTTTCGCAGTAGCTGTGTAAGCGTTTGACTTGTGCAACGCACTCTTGCTGCCTCTTACACGCTTGAACAGGCTAGCCAGCGGGATACCCATCTCCCTGGCACGCTGACGTATGTCCAGCACCAACGGTGACCGAGGCTCGGCGGCGGCGACCCTGCGACGGAGTATGCCCATGCCCTGACGAGCCAACTCGGCCGCCTTCACGGTGCAGCCCATGAATTGCGCGACCTCTTGATCGGTGAGCTTCTCAAAGCCGCCTTCCCGGAGAGCGCGCTTGAGAGCTGGAGACCACCTGACCTTTTTCTTGACGAGAAGAAGTGCCGCCGCGCGCTTCCGGACTCCTGAATAGGTCCGGTGCGGAAGGGCCGAGCAAATTCCTGCGTAGTCAGGATGCATCGCCCTGATGATCCGATCCTCCCAGTCTTCGTACCGCCGGCCCTTCGCGACCGACTTGGCTTTAGGCGCAATCTTCTTCACGCTCTCCACCGAGCACGCAAATGACCGCCAAGGGCGTGCACGGCGCTGCCGTGGAGTGAATCGTTGAAGCCACCGTGCCGCCACCCCCGCTTCTGAAAATAACCGCGCCCGCGAACCTGCCGATCCAGATCGCCAAGTGTCCAGTCCTTCCGCCGGGCGCGTTCTAGGATCTGGTCGAGCAACAGGCAGCCAGTCGGGCGTAGGGGCCGCTTCGGCCGTCGGTAGCCGTCCTTGTGGGCACGAGCACAGATCGCCTTCCATGTTCTGCCCGGAAGAGCGTCGGTTATCTCAATCTTCGATGTGTGAGGGAACAGCCGGTGGAGTCTCAGAATCTCGTTGTCGGTCCACGATCGGCCACGTGGTGACGTGATCCCCATGCGTTGCGCCTTGCCGTAATGCGCCGATCGGGTGCGCCGGATGTTGAGGACCATCACGGCTGGATAATCAGGGTAGCCGTGGAAGAGGTTGCTCGCTTCCACCCCGTTCCAAAGTCGATGTCCGTTTGGAGTGAAGCCGCGGAGCATCATCAGCCGCCGGCTGTTCTCAGCAGAAATGGCGCCGCGCGCGAAGTGCCTGAGACTCATCTCCCCGCCTCCCTGCTGCTAAGCTCTGCTTTCGGGCGGTATTGCGATACGGCTCCTGATGCCCTTTCCTCTGTTTTCTGATTGAGACCGAAAGGCCGAAATTGCTCCCCGACAGTTCGGATGTTCGCAAAGTGGTTGCCGATCTACTACGGATCGCCAGAGTCGCGATGCCTCCGCATCTGCAGGCACAGGACATCCGCATTGTTGCCGCCGAGCAGTTGCTGGCCGCCCTCGACGCCCCGCCCGATTCCGATATCGCGGAAGGACTGGAGCTATTCCTGCAGGAAGATTTCGCGCCGGCTACGAAGTCGGAGGCGGTAACGGCGATCCTTCGTGATTGGCTGATTGGGCATGGCTACCTCGTGCCGGTGCCGGCGATAGAGGATCGGCACTAGCTTGCCACCAGGCCGCCGGGCCGGATAGCGTCCGCCCATGTGCCACGCCTATTCTATCACCACCAATGTCGAAGCCATCCGGCAGATGGTGCAGACCATTTTCCGGTTCGATGTGGCGGCCAACATCGGCAATCTTGCGCCACAGACCGGCGTCTACCCGGACATGCTGGCGCCAATCATCCGGAACCGGCCGGGGCTTGATCGCGAGCTGGTCAAGGTTCGCTGGGGGATGCCGACCTCATCCCAAGCCCTGTACCAGGCGGCGCAGGCTCGCGCGGACAAGATAGCGAAGAAGCAGGGCCGCGACCTCACTGCGGAGGAGTTCGCCGCGTTGCTGCGAATGGAGCCCGACCGCGGCACCCACAACGTGCGGAACACCAAGAGCCCCCATTGGAAACGATGGCTGGCGCCCGAGTTTCGGACTCTGGTGCCGTTCACGAGCTTTGCGGAGTTTAGCAATCAGATCGGCCCAGACGGCATGAAGCTCGGCAACACCTGGATCGCCTTCGACGACAGCCGGCCGCTGGCGTTCTTCGCGGGCATCTTCGCGCCGCAGTGGACCAGTGTGCGGAAGACCTCGGAGGGCATGATCACCACCGACCTCTTTGCGTTCCTCACCACCGAGCCAAATGACATCGTCGCTGGCATCAACCCGGACTCAATGCCAGTGATCCTCAGAACGCCCGAAGAGATCGAGATCTGGATGACGGCCCCATGGGAGGAGGCGCAGAAGCTACAGCGGCCGTTGCCCGACGGCGTGCTGCAGATCGTGTCGATCGGGAATAAGGAAGACCCGCCGGAGCAGCCGCTGCCCCCGCCGACGAGCGATCCGCAGCAATCGCTGTTCTAACCGAAGTCGTAGGGCCTCCGGGCTCGTCGCCGCTCCTTGGCCTTCCTGGCTTTCTCGATCGCGGCCTTCACTCGCTGATCTTCCCGCCAGGCGCTTGAGCCTTCTATGGCGCGGTCACGAGCTCGTATTTCGAGAGCATGCGCCGTCGCTTCTTCCACTGTTGTGGTCACGATGCTCATGCTGTGGGCACCGCCAGGGGCGCCATAGGTTTCCTTGGCCATGATTGAACTCCAATTGCTCTGGAGTTCCGAACGCTATGGGCCGGTCTGAGACCTGTGCAAGCCACGAGGGGTTGTGGGCCCTTCGGACGGAACACTACCATGCTTGCGAGAGGACCAAATGGAACCGCAGATCAAACCGACCAAATTGATTGTTGCCATGGCGTTCGTCCGTGACGAAGAAGGCGAGCTGCGTCCCGCTTTCGAGCCCCGGGAAATGCAGAGCGAGGAGCGGGCTGGGCGAGAATCCCGGCTTTGGGCCGGTTCTGGCAAGTATGTCGGTGCAATTGCCTGGTCGCGGTCTGCCGACTTGACCAACGGGGTGTTTGGCGACCCGGAAGTAATCTTCCAGTGGGGCGCCATCCCCGACATGGAGTAGCGAGCCTATTCAGGCTTTCTGCGCTCCCGCAGTCGCGCCACTACCGATGGTGGCAGATCAGGGAGCTTGGCGATGATGTCTTCGATCAGCTCACTTTCAGTCATCGGGTGCTCGCCGGTTATGAGGCTACGGCTCCGTTTGATCGCCGGTCCGATGGTCTCGCGGACACTCGGTGCCGGCGGTTTGTGGGCCACCTGAGGCTCGCGCATTAATGCCACCGGTCCGCGTCTAGCGGGTTTCGCCGCTGCATTTCCTGCTCGTAGATTTCGAGCGCCAGTGGGCTCTCGATGATTTCGAGCAGCCGGTTGATGGTTTCCTCGCGGCTGATGCCGCTGTCAGGCGGCAGACAGTCGTAGAGCACGTCCGAGACCATCACGACGACGTCGTCGGCGCTGGCCGGCTGGCGGCCGAGCTTGGCCTCGGCCTCAGAGTATCGTTGTGTTTGGGGCATCTTCGGCCTCCTCAAGGTGGACCTCGGAGGCTGGTTTGTCGTCTCTGAGGCCCTTGAACGATGGATGGCGGATATGGCCATCCGGGGTGATCTCGGTGTATTCGACTTCGGCAAGCAGCCGCGGCTCGACCCAGCGAGCGACGCGCATCTCGCTGCGTGGCATGCCCACTACCTGCGGGCGCTCATCGGTGCGGATCAGCTGCAAAACTTCCCAGACGTCGCGCCGCAGCTTGTCGGTGAAGCCGGTTCCCACGCCGCCGCGGTAGACGAGTTTGCCGTGCTCATAGGTTGCGAGGAACAGGCCGCGGACATTGTCGACGCCATAGTCAGGTGGGCGCCAGCCAATGACCACGAACTCCTGGCGCTGCACGCATTTGATCTTCTGCCAGGTGCTCGACCGGTCGCCGCCGTAGTACCGGGCATTGATCGCCTTCGCGATGACGCCCTCGTGGCCGCCCTCGCACATCGCTCGAAAGACGGCTTCCCCGTCACCGACGATGTGATCGGAATAGGCGATCGGGGCGTCGTCCGGTAGATCGGCCAGCAGCGCCTCAAGCCGGACTTTGCGCTCGAGCTGGGGCAGCGGCGCCAGATCCTCGCCGTCCTGCTCCAGCAGGTCGAAGGCGTAGAATACTACTGGCCTCTGGCCGTCGAGACTGTTCTTGAGTAGGGTGAAGTTTGTCCGGCCGTGCTCGTCGATGGCGCAGAGTTCGCCGTCAATCAGGGCCGTTCCCTTGGTGAGCCGCGACAGCGCCGGCGCGACATAGCCAAACTGCTGCGTCCAGTCGTGACCATTGCGGGTATAGAGCCTCACCTGGGCGCCAGCGATGGCTGCCTGCATCCGGTAGCCGTCGAGCTTCATCTCAAACAGCCAGTTGTTCCCGGCCGGGACGCGTCGCTCGAGCGTCGCAAGCTGCGGCGGGCGAAACTTGGGAAGGATGAGCGGGGTAGATTCCGAGTCCCTGCGGCCTGGCCGCTTCGTGCGGGGAGCGGCCTTTACGGCCGACATGGGGAACTCGGATACATGGCGGATTCAATACCACCAGTCAGTGTTGGTTCCAAAGCAGGAGAACCTGCAATTTGGCTGAGAGACGTGCTCAGGTGCCTGTAAGCGAAGATCCGCTACGACTGGATCACTCGGCTGATTAACCCACAGACCGACGCGGCGGCACCGCGAATGACCTCCATCCACGCCCCCACAGCGGTGCCGCCACCCCCGTCTCTCGATCAAGCCTGCACTTGGCCGGCAGGATCAGGATCGTGGCGCCTCTTCCGAGGATGAATTTTCCTAGGTGATTAGGCTCGGCGTGCCCATATGTAGGGCAGGCGGGTCAAACACTCGCCCCTCAGCCATCTCCTCGTGTCCGCTTGAGATGACTGCGCCGCCCCGTTCGTGGGCAACCAGCCGACACGAAAGTCTCCTCATGATCAGCGATAGCCGCAAGGCAAAACGCGATAGTTTCGCCGCCCAGCGAGCACAGCGGTGTTTCGCCAGCGCGCCCCCTGTTGGGCTGGGTGTCCTGAATGACCGGCCGACAACCACCACATCGCAGAGGCGCCGCCTCGTCCGCGACGGGTTGACCGGCCTTACCGCCTCAGGTGCCAATTGAGCCAGTGGCACGCCCACCTCGACCAGGCAGAACTAGGCCGCGGCGCTCAACTGACGGTGCTTTCGGACCACATGGTAGTGCGTCTGATCACGTCGGACACGCTCTCGATCGAGCGACCCGACGGGCAGCGGTTCTCGGCGCTCGTCCTCGACCGCACGGCGGCCAGCATCAGCTTGGTCCTGGGGGATGGCCGCCAGGTATCACTGCGGCTGTGGCTCGATGAGACCTTGAGCCCCGGACCCGATCCCGATGTGCCGTTTTCGCGCCAGAAGTGGATCATCAATTGAACGTCGCACGTGGCGCGCAGGTCAGGGTCACCAATACCGCCGGTCGTTTCCAGCGCCTAACCTATTGAGGAGGAACATCCTATGACGCCCGAACGCTTGCAGGAGTGCCTGCGCCTGGTACGCTGGGGGAAAGATACCCTAGCGGAAGCCATTGATGTCCCTTCCGAAGCGGTAACCGCATGGTTGGCCGGTACCGAAAACGTCCCGCGCAAAGTCGGAGCCTGGATCGAAGCTCTTTGCTTTGTCCATGAAGCCGCCGAAGAGTCGATACCGGCGACGGCGGGCGAAGGATATGGCTCCGGCCCTACGCACGAGTTCATTCCGGTATACTCCTACAATCTACTTCGGAACCTCAACGCCGGGGCTGTTCCGTTGAAGCAGCTGTTCGGAAGCGACGATGAGGGGGCGGTCTTCTTTCTTGTGTCTCGCGGTCTCGCCTCGCGGGACGGCGCAAACCTGACAATCACGGATGCCGGTCGTTCAGTCGGGTCCATGAAGGTCTAAACCGTTCCCCAGTGAGGCTCGGAGCGACGTATGCAGAAGTTTTACTTCGACTCCAGCGACGGTGCCATCGCGCATGTGGACAAGGTCGGTGCCAATTTCATAGACCGCTATCGCGCCCTGGCAGCGGCGACCCGCACCATGGGCGAGATGTGCCGGGACTATATGCCCACCGAAGACGGGGACGGAGCCCTTCAGATGACGGTCAGGACCACGACGGGTCGTGTGTACGAGCTTGCTGTCACCTTCTCGGTTCGGTCCTTCGACTAAAGCCCTGCAGCTCCTGATGCCTGAGCGCACGCGAAGCGAAGACGAGCCGCGGCGAGCCAGCCGCTACGGAGCCGTTTTGGCAGAGTCCCGCAAGCGATCCGACACAGTCGCAATCAGTTCATCGAGAGAGTAGGCGCGCCCGGCGCCGTCAATGATGCCGACCAGCTCACCACCGGCAAGGCGGATTTCGGCGTGGGCTTGGATTACTCCCTGGGCAGTGTCGGCAAGACGTTCTGCCGCGCCGCTGAACATGCGGTAACGCAACACAAAAGACACGAGGAGCCCTCCAGGCCCGTCGTCAGCCTTGGCCGCTTCTATTTCACCTTGAGGAATCTTCTGCATCACGTCAGCGTGTGCTTGGGCCAAAATTCGCGAAATCGAACAATAAAAGCCCCAGTTTCCTCCAAGAAACCGGGGCTCTCCAGCATAGCAGGGGTCGCATGCTATTGCCGGCCCTCTCTCAAGAGCCGCTTGGTATGATGTAGATATAGGCTGCTAGCAAGCCATTTATTGTCTTATCTTTGTTGGTGAGTTCACGAGGGCCTAGCAACCGTCGGCAGCGAGGCTCGACGCCAGTGCCACCGGGCGGAGCCTCTCTCCCTTGGGGGAGGCTCGCCTGAAGTGCAGGCGGGTAAGCCGCCGAAACCGACTGAGGTCCGACCCAGCCACGTTTGGAGCGGGCTGGTCCACGAACACGATGCGCCTTTTCCCCGACTAATGCCAGCGATCCCTGCCAAACGGGCAACCTCCGTTCTGGCTGGTCAACGGACCTAGCGTCGAGCCTTGATGAACCCTCGCCGCTCGAGCCACGCGACGCCGCGCTGAGTGATGTGCACGCGCTTCTTGTCGCCGCCCATGATCAGCCGCTCGTCCCACAGCACCTGAAACTCGGGCCGGTCTTCGATCGGAGAGCCGACCTCTTTGCTCAGCCGGATCAGCTCGTCGATTGCGATCTGGGGAAGGTCATAGTCCTGCATGTCGGTGGCCTAGCAGATTCCCGAAATGCAAAAAGCCCCGACCTCCGATTGCGAGGCCGGGGCGGGGTGCATCGTCAGATCAGGCTCGGTCGTCGACGTAGACGGTGTAGGAGCCGTCGGCCTCAGTCGTCACTGCGACGATCTTTTCGATCGGACAGGTGGCCGTGTCGAGCTTCGCCTTGAGGTCGGCATTCGCTTTGATCGCTGTCTTGAGTTCGATCACCAGCGTGGCGCTCTTGGTCAACGCGTTGTCCAGAGCGGCGGCGTCACCTGAAGCATCGCCTTTCAGCGTCGAAACGCTCACGCAGTTGACCGTTGAGGCGGAAGTGAAGGTCTTGACGTCAGCCATCTTGCCAGCGTTGAGGCTGGAAATGAGCGATCCGTAGTTGCCCACGCTGCTAGTCGCCTTAGCCTCTGTCGCGGGAGCGGTCACGGTCGTGCTCGCATCCTGCGCCAAGGCCGCCAAGGGACTGCTGGTCAGAGCGAGCGCGATGGCAATACCGGCTAGTTTCATTGCAGTCTTCTCCTTTCTGCTGCCCTCGCCCCCGGAAACTCCCTTCGTCAAACTGGGTTCCCCGAGAAAGCTGCGGTGCCAATTACTTGAGCATCTAAAGAGAGTTAGCGACGGAACCAAGACGGAACCAAAGTGGGCAAAGGCAGTTTGAAGGAAGCTCCAGGGGTTTGCCCAGACACCAAACACCCGGGACGTTTCCTCGGACCCCGGTGCCCCTCCGCCGGGGTCCATTGATTTCAGGATGATTGTCGGCACAATTAAAGGCAGAGCAAGCTATCAATCTGCTGGCTCGTCTGCGTCCACACAACATGACGGCACCGGCGGCACCCCGGGCCCCCCTTTGGTGCCGCCGTCTTCTTTGCCAGAGTGGCCTCCGGAACATTCCCCATCCTTACCCCGTAGTCGCGCGGGAAGGATACGATCCATAGGTGCCGGACCCGCGGAACACCGTGCGACCTGCGGAAGCGCGGGCTAGGAGTAACTGATGTCTCGCTACATGGTAACTGGGGCAACGGGTGGGATGGGTGTTCCTCTCTGCCGACGCTTGGCTAAAGCAGGGCATAGTCTGGTCCTCGCCGGTCGAAACCTCGATCGGATGAATAGACTCCTTGCAGATATCGGAGCGGCTGACCCCGGCCGTTTTCAAGCACTCGAACTCGACATGACGAGCCGGGCTTCCGTCTCAAATTTCGACGTCTTACTACGGGGGTTGGGTCACACCATCGACGGTGCGGTAATCATGCCGCCACAGCCAGCGCGCACGAATGAGCCGCTGCCCGAGCCTGAGGCCTGGGATTCCCTTTTCAATGGGAGCTTTATCGGTCCATTGAGCGTACTTAAGTCTGCGATCTCCATCATGGATCCGAACCCTGCCGAAGGTCGCCGCGCCAAGGTGGTGATCGTATCGGGAATATCGTCCGCTCAAGTGCTCGGTCACTATGCCACCGGCAACGTCTTGCGTACGGCGTGGCTTGCCGAGGCTAAGACCCTGGCGTTTGCTCTGGGGCCACGTGGCATCCACGTCAACACGGTCTCTTTTGGTGGGACGCTCACGCCGCATTATCTTGCCCTTCTGCAAGCACGAGCAGACGCCGGTGGCAGTTCGTTGGACGACTTGCTGGAGAAGGACACCGAGAACGTACCGCTCCGGAAGTATGGGACCCCCGAAGAAGCGGCTCGAGCTATCGAGATGCTCTTGTCCGAGGTGTCCGACCACATGACAGGCATAAATCTGCTGCACGATGGCGGGTTCACAAGAGCATACTAAGGCACTTCCGCTTTTTCCGGTTCGGCCACACAAACGAGCCCCGGTCCTTTCGGAGCCGGGGCCAGTGCCCAGTCTGGCGCACACCCTAGGTGTCGCGCGCCAGCCAGCGGGCACCACGTTCATACAGTGCCTCGAGTTCTGGACCGTCAATACCAGGCATGTCAGGTTTGACTTTGTACCCTATCTTGGTCTGCAGGTAGGCAAGGTGCCGATATCCCTCAGGGAATGAACCTAGCAGGTCAGCGTCCATTCGCAGAACAGCGGACGGATCGACCGGATCGACGCGATCCTTCTCATAAATGGGCTGGCGAAGGACAAGGCCCCACCGACCGTCTCGGTAGTCCCAGAAGTCGAAGAAGCGGCCAGTGCAAACCACATCGCAGACAACGCCGTCCACGGGGGCTCGCTGTGAGATGGTCATCTTGGTCTGGCTTATTGCGCGGTGTTCGCGCAGCTCGACCGATGAACCACCAAGCATGTGCAGTATGCGGACGCCTCGGGCGAAGCCTTCATCGTTCATTTTGATGAAGTCCTCAAACGAGCCCTGAAACCACGTTGCCATCATGCGCCCATCGGAATGCCAGACTTTCCTAAATTGCGGCCACAGCCGGGCATCTCGATAGACAACCCAGTCCTCAATCAACTGGCGAATAACTGAGACCGCATCTCGCTCCATTGCGCTGACCTCCCCAAAGAATGAGCAGTGATGTGCAATCTAGTTCTGGATTTGGGGCGAAGTCTATACGTGGGGCTGGCGGCATTCGTCTACTGCTGGTCGGCGGCTTCGAAAAGCAAAAGGCCCCGGTCCTTTCGGAGCCGGGGCCAGTGCCCTGCGGAGCTCTGGGCCGCTGGGCAACAAAGGAACGGATGCGCCTCACCCAGGAATTCGGACCGTGTCCTTTGTCCGAATTAGGATCCCAAAGAGGTAGGCCACCCTGGCGAACGCGAGAAAAGCCCAGATCGACAGTGCCGACCATCCGACAAATATCGCGTAGTTTGGTGCGGTTCCATCCAAGCCGAACTGGAACACCATCATCGGAATGGACGACAAGGTCACCGCGAAGCCCAAGAATGTAGCCGATTTCATGAAGCCGACGAACAACCTCATCTCCGACGTGTTCTTCAGTGCCGCAACAAATCCGTCATTCTTGCCTGCCACATACCCGTAGATGCCGAAAAGGAAACCGGTTTGGATTGCTGACCAGTCAAGAACGGCACCGTACAAGGCCGACAAACTGATGATGTTTTGCTGATAGGCCGAGGTGACCGCCCCCATCTGCCACACCAGCAGCCCTGCGGCGAAGGCCGCCAGAATAAGAGGGCCAAAGCGTTCAATCAGCGCCATCATCCCACCAGTTTCTTCATTTCCTTGGATAGGTAGTCGCGCTTAATCTTCCAGTTGGTCTCCGGGTCACGAGCGTGAATTTCCAGGAGATCCTTAGCGACAAGCCGGTCCTCGATCAGGTCGATTTCCTCAGTCTCGTCGCCCGTTACGGTTACAGCTGTGAGCTTGTCGAGACGTGCGCCCCCGCCAAGACCGGCAACGAGCTTTTCCGCAAGTCCGCCCACGGACTTGAGGAAACCCTTGTGATGGCCCATCGATATTTCGACGGTTATTGCCGGCGCGCCATATGCCTCGCCCATAGCCCGGATGCCCTCGCTCGCGGCTGCACCGCTGCCGCTCAGCTGCGCCATGTTTTCCGGATTGGCGATCCTGATAGACAGTTTTCTCGTGTCACCGGCTACGAATTTTTTCCAAGCGTCGGGTCGAATTCTCGGCGCCATGGAGTAAATCGCCTTGGGATTGAAAGACATGATGTAGTCGAGGATGCGACCGGGTGAAACGACACGGCTGTCATACTGGATGCCAAATGCGCCAGTCTTGTGATTCAGCCGGAAGACAACGCTGTAGCCCAGGCGTTCGGCGGTCAGCGTCTTTCGGGCGCCTTTGGTGATTTCGGCTGGCAGATTGGTGTCTTGGCATCGGATGAGTTCGCCGACAACTGCGTCGGCGCCATCGTCCTCGAAATTCTCTAGCCTGACCACGTAGTCGACGGCGAGCTGCTTTTCCCGCTTAGTTTTATCCGGCTCGCCTGCAATCTGTCGAAGCATGTCGACCATTGCTGGTATCTTGTCGTCGTCTCTTGAGATGTCGAAAAAACGGAAAGTGAAGGTTCGTTCCAAGGTGCCCCCCAGCGATGGAAGGAACCAACATAGAAGATGAAATTAAGCCCTGTCGATTCCGATGTTAAGGCGGCTCACTCATTGCTTGCGTTGCTTAAGCTCGCGGTTGCCGCCTAACTTCACGTGCGCGCTTCCATCAACCGGTCGATCTGCGCCTCTACGCGCTGCTCGACGCGACCGAGCTCGGTGATGATGTCCCGTTTCAGCTCCGACACCCCGGCTTGGGTGACGTAATCCCGCGCCACCTGCAGTTGGTATTCGTGGAACTGCTCCTTGTGGAGCGTGACCAAGGCCTGCAAGGCGCCCACGGAGGTGTTCAGCCCCTTCACGTCCTCGGCGGTGCCGCTGACGCGCCCCTCGAGGCGCGCAAGCCAGATGATGAAGCCAATGATCGCCAGCCCGAGGGTGACGACCGTCGGCAGGTTGATGGTGGTGTCGACGGTCACGAGCGGCGCCCCAGCTTTTCGGCGAGCAGTTCGACCAGCGTCCTGCTGCGCTTCTGGATGGCAGTGCGGGCGATCTCTTCAACGGCGGTCTTCTGCGGGATCTCCTGCATCGCCACCTGCTGACCGTCGACCACGACCTGGTTGCGCTTGGTGGAAATGAAGGACCAGAGGTAGCCGCCGATCGCCATCACCAGCGGGACCAGGGACCCGAGGGTGATCGTTTCCCACTTTGCGGTCAGGAACAGGATCACGGTGTTCTGGAGCTCGGGCGGCAGCTCGCTCCAGGCCTTGAGCGCGACGCCGATCAGCCCGCCAAGCTCGAGAAATCTGCGCAGCCACCACTTGGCGACGACGGACGACAAGAACGCGGTCATTTTCGGATTCCTCAGAACGGGAGCGGGAGGGTGAATGCGGCTGCGACGAGCCCGCCGGCGACGACCAGGCCGGCGATAGCCCAGCCAAGGCAGCCCCAGTCCTTGCCGGTGCGCGGCTGGGGTGCAGGCGCTGCAGGTGGTGCAGGTGATGCTGGCATCGGGGGCACCGGGGTCGCTGCGGCCGGCGAGCGCGTCAGCTCGTTCAGCACCTCGGCAAGCACGGCTTCGGCCTCCGATGCCTTCGCGAGCGAGGCGTTGAACCCGTCACCGGCATAGTAGCTCTCGCCGCGCCTCACCACGCGGTGCGCGCCGGTCATGTCGCTCAGCACCGGGAAGCTGGCCCACTCCTTGGCAAGGTTGTTGCCGAAGGCGCGGAGGGGCAGCTTGGTGGCGGCGAACTGTTCCCAGCCGCGGCGCTTGAGGAGGGCGAAGCCGAACCGGTCCTGAAGGTCGGGAGCGAACTTCGCCGAGAGCGGAACGCCCAGCTCGGTGACCAGGCTCAACAGCGTCGGCCGGATGATTTGGTACCGGCCAGCGGCGCCGCTTGGGGCCTTCAGGTTCTTCACCCAGCGCTTCTGCTCGGCCAGCAGCTCCTCGAGCGTCATCTCGGTGATCGGCTTCGGCAGCGTGCCGGGCTTCTCGTTGCGGAAGCCGATGATGGTCTCGTAGGCCGCCTGGCCGGTGCGGTTCGTTTCGAGCTTGGCGATGAAGTCGAGCAGGATCGCCGCGCCGCGGGGCACGTTGGGGTTCATGGGGAAGTCTCCGGTCTTCACGAGGGGAAGGAAGATGCGATAGGAGTGTGCGCTTGATCGGAAATCTGGTGCCGAATGAATGTCTTGTTAGCGAACGACACCGCCACCGTTGCGCACGTGGGTTGTCAGGGCGTGTCGGATGGACATGCGCGGATGCTGGGTCGCGCCGGCCATCACGTTAAGCATCGCCTGTTTCTGGGTAGCCTTGATCATCACGTCGGTGAGACTGATGACGAACTGATCCAAAGCCTGCTCTCCGACGACCACCTGGTGGCACAGATCGATGAAGTCGACGCTGTGGTGGTCAATGGGGAAGGCACAATCCATCACGGCGCGGGACGGCCACTGCTAGCTTTGCTTGCCGTTGCGCAGGCTAGAGGGAAGCCGACGCTCCTCGTGAATGCGGTGTTTCAGGAGACAGCCGGTTTTGACGACACGCTGCAGAGGCTCGACGACTTCACTACTCGCGAGTCGAGATCTTGCCAGCATGCTCTTGCGCGGGGATTCCGTGCGAGGGTCGTGCCGGACTCAATCTTGAGTGCTCGGTTCGAACCCGCGAACGTAAGGCTCCGCGGCGAACTTTATACCGACGCGCACTGGCAGCGCTCCGAGGTGACGTCTGCTTTGCAGAACTACGCAGGCAGGCATCTGGCTACGCCGCTGCCCCTTCATTATCCGGGCGCACTTCAAGATTGGTCGACCATGGTCTCGAAGGTCTCGGAAGCCGACCTGATCGTCACAGGTAGGCATCACGGCATCTACCTTGCTATCCTCGCCGGCCTGCCGTTCGTCGCTATGGGAAGCAACACCTTCAAAGTTGAAGGCGTTCTCGAAGACATCGATATGCGGCTGGCCTTTGCGCACGATGTTGCAGGGATTGTCCGTGCCAGAGCCTGGGCCCTTGAGCGGCGAGATGCTTTCAGATCCCTCCTGGATCGCCTGACTGGAGGAGCGGCCCTTTCGACATTCGCGGCTCTGGGGACGGACGGGGATGATCGAGAGCGGCAAGAGGTCGAGAAGCTAAGAGCCGATCTGGCTGTCGCCAGCTAGTTAGGTTCCGCTGGCAGTGATCTTCCAGTTCGTACCATCACTCTTCAATCGTGCCCAAGCGCCATCGGTGGCTGGAAGAATGGACGTACCGGCCGCGCCGCCAACCTTCGGCACCACATTGCTTGAAGCGCTGTTCATCGCTTGCGCGACTTCGTTCATGCACCAGAGCACACGCCCCGGGTAGGCCGATGCCGCTGGCAGTGTGACGACGCACGTGGATGCCTTGTTGTTAATTACGTCGTTTTCCGTGTCGGCAACGGTGAAATCGGCCGTCTTTGAGACGGGCACGCCAGTGCCAAGCGAGCCATTGATGGTCACACGTTGGCCTGTGCCATAGGCATTTAGCACGGCGGCACGGGCCGTCGCGCCAGATGGGGCCACTTCGAGAGCCACCCTGGTCGGAAGGGATGTCGAGCTCCAGTTACCGTCAGCATAGTAAACAAGGGCTGCACCGTTTCGATCTGTCCCGTTATCGTTAGACCCCCCAATAAGAAAGCCAAGACGATCACCGCTGGAAGGAAGAGCCCCAGATGCATTGTTGTGATAGAGGGCAATACTGCCGCCGCCGTTAGGCGCAGTAAACATGGTTCTCAGCCGAACCTGAGCCTTAGCGCCAAGGTCACCCATCGCATCGATCACAGAAGAAGATGGGCCACTGATGCTGATGTAGTTGGCGAGCCCCGCAATCGTGCCTCCGTTCGGGAAATACAGGCGCCCGAGGCGAACGTTGGTGCATCCAGTCAGGTCGAGTACCGCGCCGGTGCCGTAGAACACGAGATTGTCGAGGGTCACACCATCGACATCCGAGAGGTCGACGACGCCTGGTCCGAGAAACTGGCAGTCGCTGATCTTGATGTTGTCGCAGGTGGTCTCGGCGAGGATGTGAAAGTCGTTCTCCTCGAAGTAGCAGTCGGCGATGTGCAGACCAGAGATGTCAGCGCACCTGATACCGTTCGTGTTGAACTCGAAGTCGCAGCCGGTGATCAACCCGCCATGATGCATCGAGCCGTCTGCAACGATACTGATACCGCACTGGTTCGCACCGCCATGGTTGACGAACTTCGACCGGCTGATCACGCCACGGTTCATGGACGCCTTGGTCAAGTACAGCCCAGCGTTGCCGCACTCATTGAACTGGCAGCGGTCTACGAGGAACGAGTAGCAGTCGGACAGGTACGCCCCAAGGGTACCAATCTGGTAGAGCGACAGTCCGTCGAGGAGCAAATTGACAGCGAACTGGGCGCGAATGCCGGTTACGCTGCCAACATCGCCCCAGAGCTTGAAGTCCTTGAGCGAGACAAAACCCTGCTCAGTGGCAGGACCGGCGCCGACACTAATCGCCGAGCCGGCATAGTCGGTGCGAAGCTCCGGCTGACCTACACCAAGGAACGTGACTGGGTGGCTGCCATCGAGGGCGATCGCACTGCTGACCTGATAGTGAGCACTTGGCGCCGGAAACACCAGCCCGCCCCCCTCGACGGTGTCCGCTACGGCTACGGCATCCATGATGAACGGAGCATCGTCGGTCGTTCCGTCGCCCGTCGCTCCGTGGCTGACGACGTTGAGCCAGCCACCAGAGCCTGCGGCGAGCTCTTCGATTGCGGCCTGGACTGTGTTTGAGCCGATGCCAGCGGCAGGTGTGAAGGCGATATCGGCCGCGTGCAGGCTGTCTTTTTCCTGCAGTAGACCATTGCTTTTGTAGCGCAGCACCCGGCTCACCAGGCCAGAAGTGAGCGTGATCTTGTATGCGCCGCCAGCTACGAAGAAACTGACCTTTCCATCGGCGAAGTCCTGCGGGTTGCTGTAAGGCGTCGAGGCTGCCCGGTCTGAATAGATTGAGACCAGCCCACCACCCTCCAGTTCCACCCGGGCCGAAACGTTCGGCATCAGGGCACCTGTGCTTTCATCAGTCACATCAAACTGGACGTGCGCGAGGGCCATTCAGATCATTCTCCGATGAGTTGTTGGGAAGCGCAGAGTGCTAGTTGGTCTGGGCGCCACGGATGTCGCCGGCGCCAGTCTTGGCGACGTAGGTCACCCCATCGATAGCGCCACCCGCTGCGCCGCCAGCGCCGGACGCGGCGCCACCACTTCCAGTCGCGGCAGCGCCGGCCAAGCCTGGCCCCCCACCTGTGCCGCCGTTGAAACCCCAAATGCCGGAGCTTCCCATCCCACCCGCTTCATTCGTTCCCGGTTGCGGGGCGGTGTAGCTGGTTGGCGGGTTGGCGGCAGGGTCGTTGGCGCCGGCCGCACCGGGCAACGATCCCGCGCCGCCGCCACCCGCATGGCCGTAGTAGAAGGGCGCCTGGCTATTCGATCCTCCTCCGCCCCCGCCGCCCCATGCCTCTGCGTCGCCGGCATCGAGGAACAGATTTATGGCGTAGCGAGTGTAGATTGCCTGCCCACCAGCGCCGCCGGCAACGCCACCCGCCGCCCCCACAGCTACCGAGGCGCCGTTACCTCCTCTGCCTTGAATGCGGCCGCGCAGGTATAGGTTGATGATCACGGTGTGGATGGTCAGGGCAGTGCTGGTGCCGGAGCCAGAAGACGCGTTGGCGGTCAACGTGATCGAGGTGTTCGGCACGATCGAAAGAATTTTGGCTCCGGTCGGGATGCCCGTACCGAACACCCGCTGGCCGATGGCCAAGCCCGTGGTATCGGCAATGCCGGTGAGCGTCGGGCTGCCACTGGTGCGATTGCCTGTCTTCGCCAATGTCGGCCAGTTGCCAACGGTCATCGCTGCGACAGAGGTCGAGTTCGACCCGATTATGACCCCTTCATTGACGTAGAAGTTCACCGTGTCGCCGTGCGCTGCCGACGGGAACAAGTCCTCAAACCGCGTCAGCAGGTCGATGTTCAGTTCGTTGGCGTCGAAGATAACTGTCGGCGTGCCTTCGCCCTCGTCATACGCGCTGTTGAACAGCACTTCGGTTGCCTCGACTTCCCACAGGCCTGCCCCCGAATTTAGCCGTGTGATCTGAGCCGGGACGTTCTCATAGGCACCTGTAAGGTCTTGCATTGGCATCCCGAGCAGTCGACAGCCCTCGCCGAGGGTCGGCGTCTCGGCGCCGCGACGGAACAGGCTGAAAGTGAAGTGCCGAGGAGCATTGACGTACCGGCCAAGCTGGATCTGGTTCGCGCGCTCGGCGATGGTGAGGCCACCTGACGGAATCCAACGGCTGAAAATCTTCTTAATGGCCGGCTGGCCGTAGTTCTCCTCGGCGTCGAGGTCGACGAGGCGCGCGCTCGAGCGATAGCTCGAAGGATCATCCAGCGGCAGCAGAGGTGTCTTAAGACCAAAAAAGGTCCAGACCTGGGAAATGCGCTTCTCCGGTTGCTCTCGAACCCGCAGCGACTGAGCGACGATGTTGCTGTCGTCGAACCGCTCCGCATCCGTGGCGATGTTGCGCAGCACCTGCAGGCGAATGATGTTCTCGACGTCATCGGGCCAGATGGCGAGGCCGCACTGCACGATGAGCTCGGACACCAGCTTGTTGACCGACGTTGGCTCAGCGATGCAGGCAGAGACCAGTCTGCGATAATAGGCACCCGTCTCGGCCTGCCAGTTGGCCAGCGGGATAGCGCTCGATGGAATCGAAGCGTAGTTTTGGAACAGGTCCGCGACTACGTCTGCGGGGTCATCTGCATCGTAGATCAGGCAGACCTGGCAGCGGTCGCCTGCCTTGTGGTCGGTCGCCCCCGTGCCAAACTGCGCGCGCGTGATTGTCAGTGTGTCGGCGGAACGCGTGAAGGCGACGATTTCCTTGCCGCCGATGTTGAGGTAGCCGGAGGCCGGATAGCCGCTGTTGCCGATGCCTGCCGGCGTCAGAACAGCGGAGGTCACTGCACTGTTGATATCTGTGCTCAGCGACCCTCGAGACAGGAGCGGCGCCTGCGCGCGATCAGCATCGGCGAGCTTCAGCACGTCCTTGGCGGTGATCGTAAACATGCCGTCGAGGCCAGGACCGTCGAAGCTCTCGATCAGGAAGTGCCGAGTGTCCATTTCTGCAAGGAGCTGCCCCTTCACGCCTTGGATAAGGCGCATCGGCCGCCCCCGGAGAAACCTCTGGCGGCTGCGGAACTTGCCCCAGAAGGTTCCCTGCGCATATGGGTTGTATCCGCGATCGTCGAGGTACTTGTCGCCGGCCTGCCCGGTGTCGCTATGCCGGTGATCCTTGAACGTCACGGTCAGTGACGAGCGCTGCCCCAGGTTCTCGCCAAGCGAAATGATCGTCGGCGAGTAGCTGATGCTCTCGATGCTGGCCGCATCGACCTCGATGTCGAGCGGTCGGAAGGACGATGCCACGGCAAAGCGCAGCGTCACCGGTGCGTTGGTGAAGTTGTTCAGGTCCTGGCAGGATGAGCGAGTGTTGAAGCACTTGGCCGTGCCGGTGCCAGGGATCGACGCGGTGCAAGGCGCGACGCCATAGGTCAGCGAGCAATAGTCGACATCGATCTCGACATAGGTCAGCTCGTAGTTGGGCTCGCTCACAGAAGAAGCCCTTCCATCTGCATGGTGACGTCGATGTAGCCCGGCATATCCGGTACCGGCACCGGGTCATTGGTCAGCCAGACGTAGCCCACCTCCGACGGATACCGTTCCGGGCTCCACGCCCAGAAGAACGGGCCATCCGCGACCACATCGAAGAACGGGTCGAGGGTCGAGCGATACCACTCCGCTGACAGCTTGCTGATCGTCACCGAACTGCCGAGCCCGCCGCCGGATATGACCCTCCCCAGGTACTCCCCCGACTGGCTGCGCGGGCTGTAGACATCGCGCCGGCGCCCGTACGGGATTGGGGTGTGCCCCGGCTGCACACCGCGCTCGAACACGAGCAGCTTGCCGACGTAGAGCACGGCGGCTTGAGGTTGAACCGAGCCTGGTTCCAGCTTGAGCCTGACGCCAATGAGGCCAGTCGGAACGAAGCGCCAGAGCGCCGGCCAGTCGTTGCCCAGCATGTTGGCCTCGACCAGCTCATCCCAGTCGCCATCGGTTGCCGGGTTCCCGCCATAAGGCAGGCCCTGCACTGTCACCGCCACCTGGCCGGAGCCGAAGTTGTGGCGCGCCACCGCGATGTAATCAACCTCGACCTCGGCGCCGAACAGCACGGTAACGTACTGGTCGGCCGTGCTACCCGACTTCCACACCAGGTTGGTGGCGGGGTTGGCGAGGTTGGTCGCCGGAAAGCTCGCGTTCGCCTGGCTAGTCGTCAGCGTGTCGACGGTGGCGAGGTTGTGATAACCGGCGATCGGGAAATCCGCATTCTCGGCAGCGAGCTGCGAGAGCGCAAAGGCGCCGGAGACGACGATACCCATCAGGCCCCCACCACGTTGAGCTTCATGCCGTCGCCCATGGCGTCGTTCATGTCGCGGAACAGCGCTTCGAGCTCGTCGCGGCTGTAGCGGCCACCACCTTTGAGCGTGAGGTTGATGGTGGGTCCGCCACCGTCGGAGCCCGGAGCATCGACGGCCGGGGCCGAAGTCGCCGGGGTGCTGCCCTTGACCGATGGTTTTGAGGTGCTGCCCTTGGTGGTGCTCAGGATCGTACTGATCTGCGCGGCGCCGGCCGCAGCAACAGCGGCCGCGCCGACGAAGCCGAAGATGCCGCCCTGCGCCAGCGCCTTGGTAATGCCCTGCGCGGTGTTGACGATTGCCTCGGCAACGCCGAAGGCCTTCGCCGCAACCAAGCCTTTCTCGCCGAAGTTCTCGGCGATCGTGGCAAGCGAGCCGAAGATGCCGGCAACATTGCCGACCAGTTGCTCGCGCAGCCGGGTCTCTTCCTCGACCTGCTTCTTGGCGATCTCGGTCATCCGGTCGGCGTGCTGCTGCTGGGCCGACTCGATGAGCGAGTCCTGCTCCTGCTTCGAGATCGCTCCCTGCGCGTAGAAGTTCTGGATCTCCGCCAGCCGCTTGGCGTGGCTGTCCATCTCCATCTGCTCTTCTGTCATCAGCGACTGGCGCAACGCCTCGAGGCGGGAGGCTGTCGCCTGGGCTGCGGCTGTGTCGTTGAAAGTCGGCATCGTGAAGCTCGGCGGAGCCCCCACGCCGCCAACCGCCGCAGCGCCTCCGGCCACGGCCTGCTGGTTTTCGCGTTCCTTGAGGATCGCAAGGATCTCGCGCTCCTGGCCGATCAGCGCGGTGATATCCTCCTTTGCCTTGGTGATCTGTGCCTCGAGAGCGCCGCGGTTGATCCCGAATAGATCATCGCCTCGGTCCAGCTTGGACTGGGTGGTGACGATCAGGTTGTCGAGTTCGAGCTTGGCCAGGCCGATCTCTCGCAGCCGGCCGTTGAGCCCTTCCGAACTCATCCGCTCGACGGATCCAAGGGCGTCGGCGATCATACGGATATTGTTGGCGGCGTTGGCCGCGCCCTCGGCGATCTTGACCAGCACGTCGATCACCGCCACGCCGAGGCTTTGCGCGCCCTGGGTGAACCGTGGCGATGCGAGGATGTCGGCGAGCGCCTGCAGCGACGGCAGCGCTGCCTCAGCGACCTTCATCGCTACGCCGTCAACGATCTTGCCGACCTTCGTCAGCGTGTCGTTGAACTGCTCGGCGGCAATGCCCGTCTTGGTGCTGATCGTCAGCCCGAGGCGGTCGGACTCGTCGGCCATCTGCCGCAAGCCGTCGCGGCCGCTATTCAGCAGCGGGATCAGTTCGGCGCCGGAACGGCCGAACAACTGGATGGCGAGCGCGGTCTTGGTGCTGCCGTCCTCAAGGATGGAGAACTTCTCCGCAATGTCTGCAAATACCACGTCGGAACCGCGTAGCTTGCCGGACACATCCTCGACACTGATGCCGAGCGCCGACAGTGCCGTGGCCGCCGAGCCACCCTTGCCGCTGGCGACATCGGCCATGTTCTTCGAGAGCTTCTGCAAGCCACCCGACAGGGTTTCCAGCGACACATCCGAGAAGTCGGCGGCATACTTGAGCCGCGACAGCGCCTCGGTCGTAACGCCGGCCTTCTGCGCGGCCTTGCTGAGGTCGTCTGCCGCATCGATCGCGCTCTTGCCGGCGAACGCGAGTGCCGTACCGGCGGCAACGGCCGCTGTTGCAGCGGCCGCTAACCCGGCAGCGGCCGCCTTGCCGAACCCCGCGAGGCCGCTCTGCGCCCTCTTCAGGCCGGCCGAGAACTCGGCGCTATCAAGGCCGAGGTTGACCCGCAGCGCGCCGATGACGGAGTTGCCTGCCATGATTCACCACGTTGTCGGCAAGGCGGCGTCAGCGGCGCTTTCGCCCCGCCAACCACTGCTTTGCGATTGCGATCTGCTGTTCGGGTGTCTGCTGCTGCCGCCTGCCGGGCGACTGTGATGCCGGCCGCTCTGCCGGCACGAAGTCCCTGAAGCTCGGGAACTTCTTTACGTTAGGCAGCGCGGCAGCATGCCAGGTGTGCCAGCGACGGGTGCGCTCGTCGCGAAGCTGGCGGGCCTCGGCAACCTCAAGGTCGAGCGCGATTTCCCGGAGGGTGCTGGCCCAGAAGGCGGGCCGCGTGCCGCCCGTCTCCTCCATCCAATAGCGGAGGAGGCTCAGCCAACCTTTCGGCTGGCCTTCGGAGGGTTTTCGCGCTTTGCACCGTCAGCGACTGCTTCGGGGAACGCGGCCTGCATCGCCTCGCCGACGACATCGACAATGGTGTTGATGCCCGCCCGGCCCATGATTTCGCCGGCTTCCTCGAGCGAAACCTTGTGGAACTCACGAAGCGAGCCCCACAGCAACACACGCCAGGTGCCGATACGAAAGTCTTTCGGGTTCCGCACCATGGCGGCGATGTCGTTGATGCCCTTGTCGAGCAGATCCTCGATCTCCGCGACGGCGTTGAGGCTCATGCGCAGCGTAAAGGTCTCGTCGCCTATGACGAGAGCAACCTCGCCGCGTTCCTTGTTGGCCATCGGCTACCCCCTTACGCCGCGATGATCGGGCCGACGGGCAGCGAATAGACTGTGGCTCCGGCGCCAGCTGCGTTCGTCGGGGTGACGCCGACGCGCAGGAAGTCGGCAATATCGCCCACCACCGGCACATACGTCTTGCTGGTGCCGCCGACGGAGACGTTGGCAAAGGTGCCGTTGCCGGAGGCATCGTGCTGCCACTGGTAAGTGAAGCTGCCCGGGGCGCCGGTATAGTCCCCTTCGACGGCCGTGAGCGTGACCCCCACCTGGACGGAGGCCCCTACGATCGACGGCTTGACCAGGTTGCTCGGAACCGATGCCGAGCCCCAGGTCTCCTCGCCGGAAACGGCAACAGTGATAGTCGCAGTCATGCGGTCGTCGATGGGCAGCGCCTTCGTGAAGCCGGTGATCGCGGCGTCGTAGGTTACCGTCACGCCATTGGGGAAGGTGATGCGGTGCTCGACCACGGCGCCGGAGCTGAGCAGCCCGCGGATCAGCGTGTCGGTCGAGTTGCCCGGCACCCAGTTGATCTCGAACGAGGCCTCGCCGCTGTCGATCATGCCGGCGATGTATTCGCGGCGCCGGCCGGGCGACTGCATATGCGTGGCTTCGACGCGATCGGTCGTTGCCTCGCCGGGGGTGATGACGGTGACCTCGCCGACGGCCACGAAGTTGCCGCCGCTGTAGATCTCATACGTGCTGTTATAGCCGATCGTGACGTCGGTCATGGGTGGTCTCCGATGCTGTGGGGTGGATCACGCCGCCTTCGACCAGACGTCGAAATCGAGCGAGGTGGTGTAGTACTCAACGCTGCCGGGCTTCTCGAACTGAACGCCGCGGTCACTGCGAAGCTGGATGAGCTGGAACTCGGTCGCGCCGACGATTCCTCGGAAGGGGTGCAGCAGCGACATCAACACGTCGCGGACCTGCAGCACCTTCTTGTATCCGGATACGCCGGCGGCATCTGTTGCTCGCACATCGATCTGCATCAGCGTGCTGCTGAGCCCATCGCTGCCCTGCATGTGGAGGCCCGTCGCGCCATCGATCTTGGTGTACCGAAGGCATGGGTTGCCGGTTGCCTGGGTGTACTGGACCGGAGTGATGCGGGTCGCCGGGATCAGCGCGGTGAGAAGGGCGTGGCCGGTGAGGATGGCGTAAAAGTCCTGTTCCATTACGCCCTCGCTGCCTTCGCCGCGCGGCGCTTGGCGATGCGTGCGGCCGTCTTCTCAATCTCTGGCCCGAGCTCGTCGGCGACGATCTTCAGCGCACCGTCTTTCTCGGCGTCCCACGCCGGCCGAATGAACGGTTGCGGCCCATGGTTCACGGTGCCGAACTCCTGAGGTACGCCGGCTGGGTCGGCGGTGCCCATGTATCGGGTGACCGTCGCCTTATCCTGGTCCTTGCGGGCGAGCGCCGCCTGTCGCTTGGTGAGCTTACCGCCGACAGTGATCGAAGCCTTCAGGTCGTTGCCGCTGGTCGCCGGATCATCGGGCGCCATTTGTCGGGCCGCTTCGGCCATCGGCTGCAGTGCCTTGTCGGCAACGCGGCGAAGAACTGCCTTGCCAGCTGCCTTCCCGTACTCTTCGGCGAGGTCACCGAGCGCGGCGTCCAGCGCGGAGAGTCCCTCCACTCTGACGACGGTTTTCATTCGTCCGCCCGGGCCGCTGCGGTAATCTCCAGTCCCTCGCGCCGGCCCAATTCTTTGACCCCGAAGATATCGAACAGCCTACCCTCGAACGACACTCGATCCTTCGGGTTCAGGTCGGCCCAGGCACCGTCGTACCGGATCTGGAACCGCGTCGTGATTGTCGCCGACACTTCGGCGGCAGCAACGCGCTCGCCGTCCGAGACATCGCGCTTGCTGGCCCACACAGTGGCGACGTCGGTCCACGCCTGCACCAGCGCGCCGTATTCGTCCTGCGTCCAAGTGAACCGCTGCAGGGTGATCTTGCGGTCGAGGCGTTCCGGCTTCATCAGACCGACCAAACCTTCAGGGACGAGACCAGCCAGTTGATGGTTTCGCGCCGCTTCTCCGGCTCCTCGTGGTCGAGGGTCATCCGTACATGCAGGATGATTGCCGTCTTCATCAGCGCGATGCGCGGATCGTTCGCGTCCTCGATGCCGACCTCGTAGGCGAGGGTCACGGCCTCGGCGCGGGAATAGGTGCTGGGCCAGCTTTCCTCGGGCGTGAGCACGAGCCGGTCATCGCTGAGCAGCGTGTAGATCGTGTCGCTGAGCGGCTGCTCGGCGCCGTCGCTGTCGAGATAGGTGACGGTGGCGGGCGCGATTACCGGGCCTGCCGGCAACCGCATGGTGTCGCAGAAGCGGTCGAAGTGAACCTCGACCGTCTGCCGGGCAACGGACATCCCCACCCAGCCCTTCGGGCCATCGAGCTCCGACTGAGCAGCCAGAATCAGCCCCTCGATCAGTTCGTCGCGGTCCGACCCGCTCTCGCCCAAGGCGACTTTCGCCTCATCGAGCGTGACGAGCGGTTCGGGCTGAGTGGTGACCATGATGCGCATGCGGGATCAGTCCACCAGGAAGTGGAAGGCGCCCTTCTTCGACGTGCCGCCCTGGGCGAGCACGATCTTGATGCGGGTGTTGGCCAGCGCGATCCGGTCCTGAACGGCAGTGCCGCCCGAGGCATAGAGCGAGGCCGTGCCAGCGGCATCGGAGATCGGAACGCGCGGGTTGGCGACAAACGCCGCGGCGACATTGGTGCGGGTCACCAGCGCCTGGCCGGTGGCCTCGTCGGTGATCGTCATGTCGACGGTGTTGTCGTAGGGCGTCGAGCCGTCGGGCACATAGTGCACGGCGTACAGCACGCCCGAGAGGCGCGGCGTGTAGGTGGTCAGGGAACCGTCGGCGGCCACGTTGGCCTGAACTTTGTAGCGCTTCATGGCGACTACCTTTCTGGCGCTGCGCGCCTGTTGTCGCGGCTCGGAGGGCTATTTCGCCTTCGATGCGCGCGGGCTGACGGCCTTGTTCGCCGGGGCGGCGGGCTCGGCCTTGTTGAGATGGATCGGATCTGCCTTCTCCCCGGTGGGGACGGTCAGATCTGGCGACGACGAGATATCGGCGCCGCTCTTGCTGTCGGCAGGCTCTTCATCGGCAGGGCCGACCAGTTCGAGCAGCTTGCCTTCGAGATGACCGACATCTGCCTTCGTGCCGACGCGGGTATCGCCCTCGGGATAGAAGCGGTCACCCGTATGCTCGCGGATGACCTTCCATTTGAACTTCTGGGCCATGGTGGTTCTCCTTTCGGCTCATGAAAGCGGGCGACCGAAGCCGCCCGCTCAGCATCAGCCGACCGGTTACGACGCCAGCGCGGTGTCGAAATCGCCGTAGATGAAGGCCTCCGGGCGATAGACCGCGAGGGCCAAGCGCTCTTCGGCCAGGATCGTCGACAAGTTCTTGATGAAGTCGTCGTTGACGAAGCCGGCCTCAACGCGGCCATCCCACCGGTCGAACAGCTGAGCACCGAGCTTGAATGCGCCGGTGAGGAACTTGCGCACCGTCATCGCCTGCGTGGCGACCACCGGCAGGCCCCAGAGCGTGGGCGTGGTGGTGCCCTGCGGGTTGCCGATGATGTACCGGCCAGTCGTGTCCTTCAGCGTCTCGATCGACGCCCAGTCGGTCGGATGCATGACGTGGCCGGTCGCCGGATATTCGGCGAGAGCGGCCTGCAGCATCGCGAGACGAAGAACGTCGATGATGTTGAGGTCGGCCAGCGAGATCGGCGCCGAGTAAGCGGTCGCCTGCGGGATGATGCCGTTCAGGTTCTGACCGGTGCCGTCGCCGCTGAGCAGCTGCTGCTCCTCGACGTAGGCCAGGCCATAGAGCAGACGCTCATCGATCATCGAGCGCAGCTGGCTGATGTCGCTGAGCACCTGGCGCGAGGCCTTCATCCAGTGGGCGATGACCTTGGCCGAAGTCGTGACCAGGTCGAGCTTGATATCGGACTCGGGCTTGGCCGCCGTCTCAGCCACCGGCGCCGCGTTGTTGTTGAAGCCGGTTTCCTTCACGTACTCGAGCGTGTTGCCGTCCATGCGGCCGGGCGAGATCAGGTCGCGCACGGTCAGGCGACGCTGCGGCAGCGGCAGGATGCCCGGGAGGCGAGTGCCGTTGATCGCATCGCCCACAGAGCCGGCGGCGTCCGTGGTGAGCGACGTGAGGGTCGTCTTCACCGAAAGGTCGATGCGGTCGCCCTGGCGCATACCAGCGTCCAGCTTGGCCTTCACCTTGTCGTCGGAGACGAACAGGTCGCCCAGCGACTTACGTTCCGGCTGTTCAGCGGTGCCGCCCTCGGCAATCTTCTGCTCGAGCGTAGCGACCTGCTCCTTGAGACCGGTGAGCGCGTTGAGCTTGGTCAGCGCCTCGTCGATCTTGTCCTTCTGGGACTGGCTCAGGTTTTCGCCAGCTTTGGCCTTGCCAAGAGCGTCCTCGGCGAGCGCCTTCACCTGGTCGAACTTCGTCTCGAAGCTCTGCTTCACTTCGGCAGCAAGCTGCTCGATGGTCTTTTCGTCGGCCATGGGACCGATCCTTTCGTGGATGTGATGGAGGGTTAGCCGGCAGGCAGAAGAGCTTTCAGCAGCGCGGCTTGATCGGATGTGCCCTCGGACTCACTCCGAATGGCCTTGGCGTAGCCGACAGATGCGATCTGCACGGCCATCGCCTTCGGGATCCCTGCCTCGCGCAGGAGATCCTCGAATTCTTTGACGGGCATGGGGTCGCCATCGCGCAAGCGGCGGGCAAACTCTTCCATGCGCTCGGATTTCACCGCCTCGATGCGAGCGCGGCGATTGGCCGGGAAGGAAACCGGCGAGATTTCGTAGAGGTCGACTTCATCGAGGTTGCGGACGTTGCCATCGGGCGTGACTTTGATCTCGCGATAGCCAATCGACAGCCCGCCAATAGCCCCGTTCTTCATCAGGGCATGAACCTCACGCGCCTTCTGCACATCGAGAATGAGCCGCCCCTGACCCCAGAGCCCCTTCTTATCCTCAGCAAGATCACTCCATACGCCGATGGGCTGCGAAGGATCGTGCTGCCAGAGCATCAGCACCTGCGTGCCTTCCCGCCGATGCTTGGCGAGTGATCCCGCAAACGCGCCGGGCATCACCCGCTCGCCATAGCTGTCCACGTTGCCATGGATCGAGCCGTAGCCCGTGAAGGTGCCTTCGTCCGTCAGGTCCTTGACCTGAAGGGAAAAGTCCTTGGTTTTCATCATAGCTACTCCTGCGGAGCGGGCAGCGCGGGATCAGCCGGCGCTTGGGTAATGGGCACGTTCTGCGACTGCATCCGGGGCACATTGCCGCCGTCGACCGGCGGCAGGTTCTCCAACTGGCGAACCTCGTTGATGGTCATCCAGCCGTTCTGCAGGCCGGACTGGTAGAAGGTGGCGCGGCCGTTGCTGTCGCCGCGGAGCAGCCCCTCGAGCGCGAATTCCAGCACGATGCCGGCAGCTCGGTCCTCGGCGGTCAGAAGCTGCTTCTCGAGCGCCTGCTCGATCCGCTTCAGACGACGCCGGAGCGTGAACTTCACGAAGCCGAGCGTCTGTTGCTCAAGGCCGGTTCCCCAACTGGTCGACTTCTCCGTGTGCCCGATCATGAACGGCGGGACGCCGAAGAAGCGGGCGATCTCCTCGACGCTGAAGCCCCGGCTTTCGAGCATCTGCGCATCGTCGGGGTTGATGGTCAGCGCTTCCCACTTGGTGCCGCCCTCGAGGATCATCGGGCGGCCAGAGTTCATGGAGCCCATGAACTTCTCGACTAGCCGCTGCTCGAGCGCGTCACGCTGCTCAGTGGTCAGGAACTTGTCGAACGTGAGGACGCCGGATGGACGCAGACCGTTCTGGAACGTCTTCCGGGCCGTGCGGTCGAGGTCGAGACCGATGCCGAACGTCCGCGAGGCAAAGGCCAACGTGGACATGCCGCCCTTGGGGTTGCCCCCGAAGCCACGGATATGCAGCACGTCGTCGCTGGTGAGGTCGTAGCTCTCGCCGTCCTCGGTCCAGCGATACCCCAGCCGGCCGTTGCCGATGCTGCGCACCTGCGGCAACTGCGGCATGATCGGCACCAGGCTGACCACTCGGCCGCTGCTCTTCACCTTCCGGGCATAGCCATTGCCCCAGAGCTCGACGCTGGCCTCGATGAACTCCCAGAAGTCGAGTGCGGTCTGTAGGCTGTTCGGGCTGTCGTGCAGCACGCGATAGAGCGGGTGATCCTTCGCGAGCTCGCGCTGGCCGTCGGAGCCGGTGCGATAGATCATCAGCGGCAGCGACGCGATCGTGCCGGCAATGAGGTTCACGCACGCCCACACTGCCGAGAGGCTGAGAGCGCTGGCGGCGTCAGGATCGGAAGGCGCCGATTCCGAGAACGTGTCGTCGCGCCAATACTTCGGCTCGGTCAGCGACAGCGCTCGGGTCGTATCCTTGCCCAGGATCATACCGGCGAGCATCTTCTGCAGCCGGTTCATGCCGGGGCACCTGAGAGTGAGGCGATGTAATCGTCTAGGCTGGCTTCCACGCCGCCGCCTACCACCGCCGGGTGGATGGCGTTGATCAGCCCGTCGATGCCGTCGATCTTGTTGGGGCTCATCTCTTTTTCCTTTTTCGGCAGGATAGTGCCGTCGACGCGGCGCTCGACCACGCAATTCGAGGCCATCCAGGTCATCACTGGGTTACCGTCGTGCCGCAGTCGCTTCGAACCGCCCTTCACCCGCGCCTCGATCTCTTTGGCCGGGTCTGTAACGTTACGGGCGTTCTTGCTCAGGATTACCGCCAACGGGTCACTCCCGTTGCCGTAGTTCTCGTTCAGCCGGCTCGCCATCGCTTGTGCGGCGGCAAACTGGTCGAAGGTGATCTTGCGGATCGCGAATTCCTCGATCCATTCGACTACTTGGTCCTCGACCTTGTTATGGTCGACCCAGTCGCCGTCCGTCAGCGTCAGATGGCCCTGAGCCGCCCAGGTTCGATATGGGGCAGGGCCCTTGCCTTCCGCATGCAAGGGGTCGTCAAGCACGGCGGATGGCAGCCAGAACTTTGGCTTGAAGATCAGGCAACCATCGTCGCGGAACGCAGCGAGCACCAGGGCCGTGATGTCGTCTTTGTCGGCCAGGTCGCCGCCGATGAAGCAATCGAGCCCCCGGAAGTCGTCCCACTCCACCGCCGCCGAGCATTGACCCCACCGAACCATATTCAGCCAGCGCGTCGCCGCGTTGAGCCAGATGTTCAAATTCTTGGTCTTGAAGTTGCCTTCGGACGCCGGCGACGCCTTCGCATCAGCCGCGTACTGACGCATCTTGGCCAGCTTTGGCGTGATGCCGAGCATCGGGTTGGCCTTGATCCAGACCTTTTCGTCGAGCGGATCGTCGGCCGGCGAGATTACCGCGCCGGCTTCGTCGAGAACTGCCTCGTCGAGGGTGAAGATAATGCCGAAGTAGTGGTCGGCCTCGAAGATGCCCTCCAGCACCTTCGTCAAATAGGTGCGCTGCTCATAGCAGACGCCATTGGTGTCGAAGCCCGCGGTCGTGATCGACCAGAGCAGCGGGTTAGTCCTCGCGCCGAAGGCCGACTTCACCACGTCGAACAGCGATCGATCCTTGTGGGCGTGCAGCTCGTCCAGGATGCCCAGATGCGGGTTGTGGCCGTCCTGCGTAGAACCCTTCGCGTTGATGGTCTGGGCATATCCGCCATTGGCCCCGCAGGTGATGGAACGGGCCCAGGGCTTGATGTCGAACGCCTCCTGCAGGTCGGGGCTGCGCCGAACCATCAGGTTCATGGGCTTGAACACCTTCTGCGCCTGATCGCCCGTCGTGGCGCCGACAATAACTTGCGGTCCGACCTCATCCTCGCAGCAGAGGCAGTAGAGCCCGACACCGGCCGTCAGCGTGGACTTCGCGCCCTTGCGGGCCATCTCGATATAGACGTCCGAGAAGCGCCGGCCGCCGTCATCGCCGCGCCTCCACCCGAACACTGTCGACAGGATGAAAATCTGCGCCGGCTCGAGCGTAATGGTCGGGGTTTCCCACACGCCTTCGACGTGCGGCAGCTTCTCGATGAAATCGCAGACGTCGTCGCCGTGCCAGCGGTCGAAATAGTAGCCCCAAACCCTGTCAGATTTTGCCCGCTTTAGATCGTTGAGGTGGCGCCGGCATGCCAGCTTGACCCACTTGCAGGCGACGACCCGCCCTCGGTCTACGTCGCGAGCATACTGCTCAGCGATCCCGACATAGTCACGGGCGTGATCAGAGGTGCTGCCGGCTTCCGTCGCGAGCGACGAGCGTGACGGGCTTTCCGGCCGCGAGCGCTTTGGCGACGGTGTCTTCGGTGCCGCCCTTCCGGTCATCGGACACCAACGCCACCAGCTGATCGCACCGTTCTACGACCAAGCTGTTCCGGTCGTGATAGCGCCGCGCAGCTTCGCCGCGGGAACGGACGTGCGACAGGTCGGGCAGGATTTCCACCACCGGCAGACCGGCGGCGCGAGCTTCTTGCGCTGCCCACGTGTCAACGCCCCGACATCCGCCAGACACGACCACCGCGTCCGAAGGGAGAGCGAGGACGATCGCCTTCACCGTCTCCCGGTCCGTCCGAGATCTGCTGCCGACTATTCCGACCTTCACCAACCGAGCCCCCGATCCACGCGAGTGCAATTGCCGGGACACCTACACTGCGCAACGCGGTGACGGCTTCTTCAAGATGCCAACCGCTTGTCGCGATGTCGTCGACGACGATGGTCAGCGTAGCAGGTCGCGATTCCCACGTCAGCGGCGGCAGTCGGCTATTTTCCTTGGGATGGCTGACCCCCTCGCAGAACCGGTCGCCCCAGACCTGAACGAACGGCAGCCCCGCCGCCGCAGCAACCGCCCGCGCCAGTCGCTTGCCGAAGCAATCCGGCCGTCGGCTATGCCCGCACGGTACAGACGTGACCACAGCATCAGTAACCGGGGCGTACTTGCCGAGGAATTCGACAATTTCTTGGGCCGCTTCGTCCACCAGCGTAGACACCGGGGCGGCCTTCTCCGCCTTCATGGCGGCGATCTGAGCCTTACGGTCGTCCTTACGCCATGAGCGCAATGTCATGTAGCCGACGTCGTTTCGCGACCGAAGTGCCGGCCGCTCGACCAAACCCTCGATCACTAGCGCTTGCCGTTCCGGTTGAAGGGGTTGGCCGTCTTGCCGTCCGGCTTCACCTGGAGCCGGCTACGAGCGCCGCCAATGCCGAACAGCTCCTGCATCTTGCGCACCTCTGCCAGCGCCGCGATCGGCGGCGCCTCGCCGGCCTTGAAGCAGCGGATCACCAGCGCCTGCAGGTTGCAGTAGTTGGTGAAGATCATCGTGTCGGCCTCGGTCACCAGCCGATTGGCCGTGACGCGCCCGATATCGTCCTGCCAAACCTCGATGGCCTCACCGGTCAGCCAATCGGGCTGCTGTGGCAGCGCGTCCGGCGCCACGAGCTCGACGAGGTTGCCGTCACGGCTCGGCTGATAGGTACCCTTTGCCCGCTTCTCAGAGGGCAACTGGCGCTTGGGTCCACGCTGCATGCTGAAACTTTCTCGAGTCCGGCTTTAATTTGCACGCGCAAAAGTTTGGCCAGGCACCGGTCGTGGCCTTTAATGCCGTCGACTTTTGACTCCCCCCGGGGTAGGTCACCATAAGTGAGCGAGGGAATGAGGCATGTCGCGACTGGCTGAAACGTACCGGGGCGTACAATTTCGGATCATGGGGTCGGGTGATCGTTGGGATGCTGTCACGATCTCCCTGCCTGGGCTGCAAGAGGTGGGCCAGGGGCAGACGCGCGAACAGTGCTTGGCTGCAATCTGCAGCAAGATCGACGCCGTCCTAGACCGTAGGTCGTGAACGCCGGCGTTGCGCCCGCTCCTCCATCTGCTTGACCCTGCTGTGGCAGCGCCACGGGGCTTGATCGCATAGCGACTGGAACGGGCCGGAGAAGAAGCCTTCCTCTGTCAGCTTGCTCGCCGGGTCGATGTGGTCGCATACCGTCGCCGGTGTGATCCTGCCTGCTGCCAAACACATGGCGCACAGCGGATCGGCTGTGAGCTGGTGTAACGCCGTCTTCCTCCAACGCGACGTGCCGTAGAGCTTGCGATAGGGTAGTTGCTCTCTGCGCCGTCTATCTGCTGCTTGACGAAGGTGTTGCCGCGTGCCAGTTGCCGAGGGTGGTCTACTTGGCAAATTGCATTGGCCTTTTGCAGAGAAAGTGGCACGGTCCTGCGGCTTTTCCTATCGGGGGCTAATGTGACTAGGAGAACCAAAAGGGCGGCGAACACAGCTCCCAACGGCGATCGAACTTTCTCAGCCTGGCGCAGGCGCGCTGGACTGAAGATCGGCAAAGTCCTCGAGGACCCTTGGTGGCGGCTGACTATTTTGCTGGTTGAGATCATCGCCGTGGGAATGGCTGCGGTAGCGCTTTTCAAAACCTACGAACAGACGACGCTATCGCAAGTAGCACTCAATGAACAAAGACGCCTTGCAGCCATCGAGCTTGTTGGCTCATCCGCTGTGTCCCTAACGACCAAATTTGAGGCGGTCAGAAGTCTGATGTTCGCTGGAGACGATGTGGTCGGCCTAGAGCTGAACTGCGATCAGATGGATGAAAGCTGCGGCATCGTGCGCTCTGTTGTGCTGGCAACGAGCAACGACGAAGGGCGTTGGATCCACAGAGCTGACCTGAGGCGGTTGACGTTCGAAGATGTGACGTTCAACGGAGCTGGCTTCGCTAACGTTCAGTTGGATGGCGCCCGTTTTTTACAAACAACTGTCGTGGAATCGATCTGGACCGATGTCTCACTCAGTAAGGCGTTTCTGGATATTGAGTGGGGTCGAGGCATGATCGACACCTCGGACCTAACATCAGCGGATCTCTCACACCTTCGTATCTCGAACGCTCGAATAGTGTCGTCTCTAATTGACGATGCGAAGCTGTGCGGTTTGATCGCAAAGGGGGAATCTGCTGATGGCAATCCGATGCAGCTCCAAGTTTGTGGTGAGCTTTCACACCCGGCCTTTTCGGATGCGTACTACACGGCGGGGCACCGCCCGGATACGGAACTCTACGGGCCTATCGATCTAGGCTGGGTATGCCCCGCTGATTTCGACCGCAGATCGCAGTCTCTCGCGTCCCGGTGCATTGATGAGAGTACGCTTGCCGATCCCACCGTGCTCGAAGCAAGATTCTATCAAACAAGTCCCGTTCGCCTGAACTTCCCGTCAGCAAACCGACAGCCCGAAGGCTGATCAACGTGAATGTGGCACTCTGCCTCGCGGCAGTTGCGATCATCCTCGATCGGTTCCTCTAGTCCGGGGGCGAGGTGACAAGGATGGACATCAAGACCATCGATCTCGAAGAATTCCTCGCGCTTGAGTCAAGGCACGACGAGATCCGACTGGAAATTGAGCGACTGACCACGATCCAATGAAGGTTATGCTCATCGTCGCTGCGCTAAATGCAAAACCCCGCTCGGGAGCGGGGCACAGCTTCATCGATACCGAAATGTCGCTGATTTCTGCCCCACCTGTCAAGCGGTAGGCGGTATTATCATACCGCGATGTGGTGAGCGGCGTCACCAGCCACGGTCTTCCACCCAGCGCCCGCCAATATTCAGGTTGCGGTTGGCCTTGCGCATGATCTGGGCGCGCTTCTCCGGCGTCAGTTTCCGGTTTGTGGGGCGCCAGTTCATCGGACTGCGCCCATAGATCCACCACCCGTGGCCCTTGTGAACTCTTTCAGGCGGGTCGATCCGATACCAGTGGTCGTCGTCTCCGAGGAAGAAATGCGCCTTTACGGGTTCTAGGTCGCTGAACAGAAGTTCGCAGACGACGCCATCCCCGATCACTGCCTCTGACAAGGGCTTCCATGGATGGGCTCGGTCATATGCTTCGCGTTCCCGACGCTCATCAATCTTGGTGCGCTTCGGCGGGCTCAGGTCCAGTTTCGGCGGGCGGTATTTCATACAGCGTCTCCGATTCGGTGAGGGGAGAGATGCTATCACGCAGCCGTTTTGCCGCTGGCCTGCCGGCGGGTAGATATCACCGATTTCCCAGGTTCTTTGACGAAAACTGTCGGCACCTCAATCTCGCTGACTAGCCCGCTCGATTTGCCGCTGACGATGAAGCCGAATTCGAGTGCAAGTTCGTCGACTGCGGCAAGCAGCATCTTGGTTGCGCGATCTCTCGCTCGGGCGCCCGATCCCCATCCGATCGCCAGCGTCAGCTCGCTGATGGACTCACCGCCCACGATGACGCGATCTGCTATGGTGGCTAGATCTCCGAGACGGTCGCGAGCGTCTTCCAACTTCGATCGAGCTTCGGCCCCGATGATCATGATTGAGGTGGTGGCGTTGAAACTGGTATCGACCCGAACGGCACTGAGGTCGACCGCCTTGCTGCCGCCCAACATGGCTCGCTCGGCGAGGTTGCGATATTCGGCCGCCGCCTGGGTTTGCGCTTCAGTGCGCTTCCTCACTCTCGCGAAGCCGCCGATGAGTTCGGATAGGTTTACGTCCGAACGCTGATACCCTATCCAGCGGGCATCTGGATGCTGAGAGATCTGATGCAGAAGCTCGGCGCGGCTCATACTTGGGTCGGGAACCCGGCGGGCCTGCACCACCGGGTTATGCCCCAGAGCCACGGGATCGCGCTTTCTGACGTCATCCCGGTGATGGCACCGCATGCCCCATATGCGCCGACAGGCGTTGATAGCCGCGGCCACGGCCTCATCGGTGAACGTGCCGCCACTGCCGGGCATTGAGAACTTCTGTTCGAGGACGCGACGAAGGCGACCACGGCCCGGGTCCCCGATCTCGATGGCGGCGATGTCCGCAGAATTCCGCAGACCGAACCGATCGACGGCGAGGTCGACGCGCTTAGTTTCGATGAGCCGGATGCCGGCATGGGTGCGGGCGAAGGCGAGACCGACCAGCTTCATGCCTTGAAGTTCCCGAGCTGCTTCAGCATCTGGAATCGCTTGCTCGGCTTCAAGTGCGCCGACGGGGTGATGGTCTGTCGCCTGCGCTGCTGCTCTGGTACCGCCTCGCGCCGTCGCGGCTGCTCGCGTGCCAGCGGCCTCACGCCCGGATTGTCATAGACGGCGGTTTTGAAGCCCCGATCGCGGGCGAATGCCAGGACACGGCTGCACTCCTCTCGCGATAGGCCATGATTGAGCACACGGGGCTTTCCGCCCTCGAGCGCTCCCACCATCCACCCGTGAGAGTTTTCGACGGCGTAGACTTCCTTGGTGTGGACCAGGCGGGGCCGCTGCCCTACCGGCGTCACCGCCATGCGGCGCGCATTGGTCTCGCCGAGAAGCTTCTCGGCCACCGCCATGTCATCCCGGCTGAGCAGGGTCTTGGCGCCACGGGTTGCCCAGCCGCTGGCGCGCAAGGCGGCTTCGAGGTCGTCGATGTCGTTGGACATGGTCACGCTGCTCCGGGAGGGGTGCGATTGTCGGGGAAGACGTCGGTAGAAAAGTCGATTTCGGTCTGGACCGCGCGCCGGAAGGCTTCTGTCTCGCGCGCGATCACGTCGTCGGGAAAGCCGATGCGGAGCATCACGCCGGCCATCCGGCCTATGGTGGTCGACCAGTAGGCCTCCCGAGCGCGGCCGGATTTCTGGAGCCAGCGCTGCGCGACGACCCGGGCCTTGCCGATATTTCTGCCCTGAGGGAAGGGGATGATCTCGGCCATCAGGCTGCTCCCTTCATGCGCGTGAGGGACCAGGCGAGGGCTTCGCTAATGGGGGCGAAACCGCCCGCTTGTCCGTCTTCGTTGACGCGAGCCATGGGGTGGCTCGCTACTACGACGGCCCGCGCTGAGCCCTGTTCCTCCCGAGATATAGATAGTAGGGGCGTATCCGCCCCCGATGCTGTAGGGGCGATTTCGCCCCCGGAAGTGCTCTCAGTCGGTGGCGCTTTCGCCACCGGTGCCAGGGGCGTTTTTGCCGCCGGTGTTCTGTTTTTCCACTCGTCTGTGGCGGCAGCTTTCTTGGTGTGGAGGTAGGTCAGCCGATACCGGCTCGAATGCCGGTAAGCCGCATTGCCGCCGCGACCCTGATGCGTAACCTCGACGAACCCGAGGCCGACCAGCTCGGCCAGGGCATCGGCCACCGACTTCCGGCGTATTCCGAAGCGCTCGAAGTCATCGTAGGTGCACGGCAGCTGGCCGTTGTCGGCGCCGCCGTGGCGCATGTGTTCGATCTCAAGACGATCCAGCACCTTGCGGGCGGCAAGGCTCAGGCCCGCCCACGCGGCGCTCTCGAGCATATCGACCCGGTGAGGGATGAACGGGCCGACGATGGTGTTCGACTTGACGCGCGCCATGCCATCACCGCCCACTCGCCAGCCGGCGCGCTTCTGCGATCGCTTTGCAGGCGTCGTTGAAGCTAAGGCCGAACATTTTCCGTAGCGTTCGAGTTACGGGTTGAGGCGCGACGTGCCAGTGGTCCGAGAGCCAGGTAGCGGCTTGTCCGATCCGGTCCTCGGTCATGCTGCCAGCCTCCGCTCGGCGGCATGCAGCTGCCGGTGATGTTTGCGGCAGAGCCAGATCACCTCCAACGGCTTGCTGTGGTCGGGATGGTGGCCGTCGACGCGGAGTGAACCGCACTCGGCGCACTTACCTCGCTTGATCTCGCCACGCCTGATTGCCGCGCGGAGGGCGTGGTGCGCTTCCCGCGCTTGGCGGTGCGCTTCGTTCCACCGGCGCTGCGGGGTCGTTTTCAGAATAGGCTCGGCTTCAGCCGGCGCCCGGCCTTTCATGCGGCCACCTCACTGTCATCCAGCCCGAAGTGCTTCTTCAGCTTTTTGCGGGACGCCACCCACTGGCTGCCGATCTTCGTGGCTGGGATTTTCCCGCCCTCGAGCAGGTGGAAAGCCTGACGGCGATTCTTGAGATTGAGTGCCTTCGCGATGGCTTCGGCGCCCCAGAGGAGGTCTAGATGGTCCTGATCAGCGGTCATCGAGCCGTCCTCAGGTTGCCAGTTTGTTCCCCGCCATCTTTCGGCGTAGCAGCCGCCACGGCTTTCCGCAGGAGTTGGCGAATGGTCTCGGATCTAGATGGATGGCCTAGGGCCACGCCATAATTGTCCAGGCTGTCGAGGTCTACCGGGTCGAGGAGAACGACAACTCGCGCTCCGCGCCGCCTGTTGGGCCTATATCTGTCCATGCCGTGTGCACCTTCTTGTGACATCGAATGTAACATACAGAGGGCCCTTCCATTGGGTCAAGCAGTGCGCTATGCCTGTTCAACGGAATATATGGGAGCCTGTGCAAATGCCGGTGAACGAAGAAGGCGAAGATGGGGCAGCGGCCCCGGTGAGAGGGAAGGGGACTCGGCGCGCACCGAACTTTGAGACGGAGGATGAATCGTGGGAGCTACCACCGACGCCTATACCGGCAGCCCGTCGTGTCTATGCTTTGCCGCAGGACTTGGTTGACCGGATCGTCGAGTTTCAGCGTGAGAAGGGATATCCGTCAGAAGTGGAGGCCGTGCGCCGGCTTCTGGACGAGGCCCTGAAGTACCGCGATACGACCGACAAAATTGTCAGCCGCTTCATGTCGCGCCTTCGGTCAATGCGGATCACGTCGGAGGTCGCCAAGGATGTCTTGGTCGCCCATCCGCTAATCAGCACACTGTCATTTGGTCAGGACCACGTGTCTTTCGCCATGAAAGACCGACTATACGAGGTCACGATCTACGACAGCGGCGCTGTGAGCGTGGCAAAGCAGGGATCAAACCCATTCGAGCCTCCCCGCTACAGGTGGACCCCCTCTACCGAAGACAAGTTTGGTCCTGGCCGGGTTCTTTTCATCGCCGATGATGACGACATCCCGTTCTGAGAAAAGGGGGGGACAAGGGGCAGATGAGCGTTCGTAAGCGGAAATGGACCACTAAGGCGGGCGTAGAGAAAGAGGCGTGGGCGGCTGACTATGTCGATACCTCTGGCAACCGCCGCCTCAAGACGTTCAAGCTGAAGCGGGCTGCTGAGCAGTTCGCGGCTACGGCTTCCGTCGAGGTACGCGACGGCACCCATGTCGCCGATGCCGCCAGCGTCACCGTGGCAGAGGGGTGTCGGTTGTGGATCAAATCCACCGAACAGGCCGGCCGCGAGCGCACCACAGTGGAGCAGTACCGCCAGCATGCCGATCTGCACATCGTCCCGCTGATCGGCTCGACGAAACTCACCCAGCTGACCGCCCCCAGCATTCGCGCGTTCGAGGACAAACTGCTCGAGCTGGGTCGGTCGCCCGCAATGGTAAAGAAAGTGCTGGTGAGCGTCGGTTCGATGCTTGCCGATGCCCTTGAGCGTGGCCTGGTCGGCCGCAACGTTGTTCGGGAGATGAAGCGCCGCCGCGGCGCCAGCGACCACCGCGCGGAGAAGCGGGCCAAAGGCAAGCTCAAGGTGGGCGTCGACATTCCGCTGCCGGCGGAGATCCGGGCGATTGTCGCCGAGCTACGCGGCGATTCGCGTCCCGTGCTGTTGCTGGCCACCTTCGGCGGGTTGCGCGCCTCTGAGTTGCGCGGGCTTCCCCGCGAGGGTGCGGTCGACTTCAAGGCCGGCAAGACAAAGGTCTTTCAGCGCGCCGACCGACACAAGGCGGTTGGGAAGCCGAAGAGCGAAGCCGGCGAACGCGAGGTTCCCTTGCCGTTGATCGTCATCAACGCGCTGCGCGAATGGGTGCTGGCGAGCAAAAGCGAAAGCGCCTTCATGTTCCCCGCCGGTGACGGAGGGCCGCTGGCGCACCGGACCATTGCTGATGCCTTCATGGCCACGCAGGTCCGCGCCGGGGTGGTGAAGGCCGAACTGGGGCCGGATGGCAAGCCGGTGGCGAAATATACCGGGCTGCACGCCCTGCGCCATTTCTATGCAAGCTGGTGCATCAACCGCCGGGTCGACGGCGGGCTCGAATTGCCGCCCAAGCTGGTTCAGGACCGACTGGGCCATGCGTCGATCAAGCTAACCCTGGACACCTACGGCCACCTGTTTCCCAGCGACGACGACGGAGCTGAGATGGCTGCTGCAACTGCCTTCTTGGCGGGCTAA